AAACTGCTGAAACATTTTTTGAAGATGTACTTATGGCTTTGCATTTTTATGGTATGCCTATATTAGCAGAGAATAATAAACCTAGATTATTATATCATTTAAAAAGAAGAGGTTATAGAGGTTATTCTATGAACAGACCAGATAAAACAGCATATAAATTATCTGTAACAGAAAAAGAAATAGGTGGTATACCTAATTCAAGTGAAGACGTTAAACAAGCTCATGCCGCAGCTATCGAATCTTATATTGAAATGTTTGTAGGATATAACAACGAACAGTACGGTACTATGTATTTTCAAAGAACATTAGAAGACTGGGCTGCGTTTGATATAAATAAAAGAACAAAACATGATGCATCAATAAGCTCTGGCTTAGCTATCATGGCTTGCAATAAAAATAAATATAGACCTATACCTGAACATATAAAAGAAAAAGTAAGTTTAAATTTTTCTAAATATGACAACAAAGGTTCAAAATCAAAAATAATTAATTAATGATTAATACAAGTACTAATAGTTCCTTTCCGAGTCAGGTGGTACCTCTCGCGGAAAAGCTTAGTTTAGAGTATGGTTTGCAGGTAGGGCAAGCTATTGAATATGAATGGTTTAGAGGTGGTAGAGTCAACGGAACAAGATGGCAAAAAGGATTTCAAAACTTTAATAGGTTAAGATTATATGCAAGAGGTGAACAACCTGTGCAAAAATATAAAGATGAATTATCTATTAATGGTGATTTGTCTTATTTAAATTTAGACTGGAAACCAGTACCTATTATACCTAAGTTTGTAGATATAGTTGTTAACGGTATATCTTCTAAAAAATATGATATAAAAGCATACGCTCAAGATCCATTTTCACAAAAAGAAAGAACTAACTACGCTTCTTCAATATTAAGAGATATGTTATCTAAACCTTTATTAGATAATATACAACAAAGTTTAGGTGTCGATGTTTATAATGTAGTTGATCCAGCTAATTTACCTGAATCAAAAGAAGAGCTTGAAGTGCATATGCAATTAAACTATAAACAATCTGTAGAAATTGCTGAAGAAGAAGTTATTAATAATGTATTAGATTTTAATAAATACGAATTAATTAACAAAAGAGTTATAGAAGATATAGTTACAGTTGGTATTGGATCTGTAAAAACTAGTTTTAATAAAGCTGAAGGTGTTACAATAGATTATGTAAACCCTTCTAATTTAGTTTATTCATATACTAACGATCCTAATTTTCAAGATTTATATTACGTAGGTGAAATAAAATCAATAACATTACCTGAGTTAAAAAAAGAATTTCCTAATTTAACTAACGAAGAACTTAGAACAATACAAAAATATCCTGGTAGAGAAGGTTATATGCGTAACCGTAATAATGACAATGATTTAATACAGGTTATATACTTTGAATATAAATCTTACGTAGATCAAGTTTTTAAAGTTAAAAACACTGATAGTGGTTTAGAAAAAGTATTAGAAAAACCTGACACGTTTAATCCACCAGAAAGTGATAACTTTGATAGAGTGTCTAGAACAATAGAAGTATTGTTTACTGGTGCTAAGGTTATGGGTGTAGAGCAAATGCTTAAGTGGGAAATGTCAGAAAATATGACAAGACCTAAAAGTGATTTAACTAAGGTTAATATGAACTACAATATTGTAGCACCTCATATGTATCAAGGTCGTATAGATTCACTTGTAGGACGTATAACAGGTTTTGCTGATATGATACAACTTACATCACTTAAATTACAACAGGTGATTGCTAGAATGGTTCCAGATGGTGTCTTTGTTGATGTAGATGGTTTAGCAGAAGTTGATTTAGGTAATGGTACTAATTATAATCCACAGGAAGCATTAAATATGTATTTTCAAACTGGTAGTATAGTTGGTAGAAGTTTAACACAGGACGGTGATCCTAATAGAGGTAAAGTACCTATACAAGAATTACAAACATCTAGTGCTAACGGAAAAATACAATCGTTGATCAACACTTATCAGTATTATTTACAAATGATAAGAGACGTAACAGGATTGAATGAAGCAAGAGATGGCAGTTTACCAGACAAAGACGCGTTGGTCGGCTTGCAAAAAATGGCTGCCAATGCTTCAAACATAGCTACTAAACATATATTAAATAGTAGCTTGTATTTAACATTAAGAACTTGTGAAAACATATCGCTTAGAGTTTCTGATATGCTAGATTTTGATTTAACCAATAACGCTTTAAAAGCAAGTATAGGTAAATTTAACGTTGCTACGTTACATGAAATAGATAACTTACATTTATATGATTTTGGTATATACATGGACTTAGAACCTGAAGAGGAAGAAAAAGCAATGTTAGAACAAAACATTCAAATGGCTTTACAACAAAATCAAATATTTCTTGAAGATGCTATTGATATTAGAGAAATAAGAAATTTAACATTAGCCAATCAAGTTTTAAAATACAAAAGAGTTAAAAAGCAACAAGCTGATCAACAAGCTCAAATGGCTAATATAGAAGCTCAAGCAGAATCAAACAGTAAAGCTTCTGAGCAAGCTGCTATGAATGATGTTCAAAAAGCTGAAGCTTTAGCTCAAACAGAAACACAAATAGAACAATCCAAATCTCAGTTTGAAATACAAAGAATGCAAACAGAGAATCAGCTTAAGTTACAATTAATGGCTCAAGAATTTGAGTATAACATGAAGCTTAAACAAATGGATGTAGATACAAACACAGCAAAAGAAGCTCAAATAGAAGATCGTAAAGATAAACGAACTAAAATACAAGCTTCGCAACAATCTCAAATGATAGCTCAACGTGAAACAGGTGGAGCACCAACTGATTTTGAGCAAACTCAGAGTGATGATAATTTTGATATGCAAAATTTTGACCCACCTCAGTAATTTTTATTAATTTTTATATTATTTTATTATGTCAGAAACAAAAGAAAAAGCTGGAAAGCTTAAGGTAAAAGCTAAAATTCTTAAACCTAAAAATCTATCAAACAGTGATGAACCTATAAAAGTAGATTTATCAAAACCTAAAACAGAAGAACAAGATGCCATTCAAACACAAGAGACAAATGATAGCAATGCTATTGTCGAAGAGTCAAAAAACAGTGTCGACAGCAAGGAAGTGGTTGAAGAAATACGGCCCACCGAAGAAGTAAAACCGGTTATTGAAGAAATAATTGATGAAAAACCTGAAGAAGAAGAGGTTATTTCAATAGGTGAAAAAATGGAACCACAAGCTGAAATTACAGCAGAGGAACCACAAACTGTTAAACAAGATATTAACTTACCTGAAAACATCGAAAAAGTCGTAGACTTTATGAAAGAAACAGGTGGAACATTAGAAGATTACGTTAGATTAAATGCTGACTATTCTAATGTAGATAGTGATACTTTACTTAGAGAGTATTACAAACAGACTAAATCTCACTTAGATTCAGAGGAAATTAGTTTTTTATTAGAAGACAATTTTCAATTTGATGAAGAGTTAGATGAAGCAAGAGATATTCGAAAGAAGAAACTTGCATATAAAGAAGAGGTTGCAAAAGCCCGTAAGCATTTAGATGGTTTAAAGAGTCAATATTACGACGAAATCAAGTTGAGACCCGGAGTAACTCAAGAACAAAAAAAAGCTATGGATTTTTTCAATCGCTACAACGAAGAGCAAGGCGTAGCAGAGCAGCAACATGAAGTGTTTATAAACACCACTAAAGATTATTTTACAAAAGAATTCAAAGGTTTTGATTTTAATGTAGGAGATAAAAAATTTAGATACGGTGTTAAAAATCCTAGTGAAGTTGCAGATAATCAATCAAACATCAACAATATAGTTAAGAAGTTCTTAAATGATAAAGGTGATGTAACGGATGTAAAAGGTTATCATAAAGCTATGTATGCCGCACAACATGCAGACACTATTGCACAACATTTTTATGAGCAAGGTAAAGCTGATGCCGTTAGAAATGTCGCTGCAAAATCAAACAACATTAGTAACGAAGCTAGAGCAAGTGCTCCAAGTGACGTATTTGTTGGTGGATTTAAAGTTAAAAGTATAAGTGGTCTTGACTCTTCAAAATTAAAAATCAAAGCAAGAAAATTTAACTAAAACTAAAAATTATTAATTATGGGACAAATTGCTCCAGTGTTTGGAAGTATCGTACCTTCTCAAACGCAATTACCGCTAGCTAACAATTACCTAGCATTTAACACTGCTGCTGCA